TCGAGCAGGCTTTCTCCGAGCAGAAGGCTTTGCGTATCGCAGAGGCTTTGGAAAACGCAATTTGGCAGGGTAACGCTTACTTTTCAGGTGTTAACCAGTTGCTGAACGCTGCATCGGGTTCCGTTGTATCAGGTAACACGGCTGCCATCAGCGGTGCGATTACTTCCACCAACGTCATCAGCATCTTCGATACCATCTACACTCGCATCCCACAGGCCATCTTGACCAAGACCGACCTCGTTATGTTCTGCGGTTGGGATACTTTCCGCTTGCTGGTTATGGCTTTCAAAGCCAACACAGGCGTGATGTACAACCAAGTTGACTTGGCTGGCCTTGCCGATGGTGAAATCGTTTACCCCGGCACGAACATCAAGGTCATCGCAGTTCCCGGATTGACTGGCACAAGCCGAATCGTTGCAACCTACCTCGGCAACCTGTTCTACGGAACCGACCTCTTGTCCGATGAGGAGCAGTTCTCAATTTGGTTCAGCCGTGATAACGATGAAGTCCGCTTCCAAGCAGCCTTCAAAGCAGGTGTGCAGTTCGCTTACCCCGACCTCATCGTTGACTGGAAATTGGCCTAATGTGTAGGGGGGAGGGCAACCTCCCCCTGCTTTTTGTTCACTTGTAACTTAAACCCCATACACATATGTCCTGCTCTCTTACAACTGGCTACGCCCTCGGCTGCCGTGATTCCGTAGGTGGAATCAAAACAATCTACGTCCAAGCCTTTAACGCAACTGGTTCGGTTAATGCCGATGCATCAGGTGCGGTAACTGGATTCACGGGTTACGCTTCAGGCGGTTTCTTTGAATACGACTTGACCAAGGCCACGTCTTCCATGACCGAAACCTTGAACGCAAGCATCGAGAACGGCTCGGTTTACTACACCCCCGAAGTAACCTTCACGATTAACAAACTGCAAGTCGCAGTACGCAACGAACTCCGCTTGTTGGTCCGCAATCGTGTCATCGTGATTGTGCAAGATAACAACAACCGCTACTGGTTGCTGGGTTCTGCGAATGGCTTGGAGGCAACTGCCGGAACTGCTGGAACAGGTACTGCCTTTGGCGACCGAAGCGGTTACGAATTGACCTTGACCGGGATGGAACCTAACCCGATGTTTGAAATTGCTTCCACAGTCTTTTCACCATCGACTACGCAGATACTCGCCTCGTAGTATCTTCGCACAAGGTTTGCTTAATTGAGGTTTGGGAGGGCAGTCAGCAATGGCTGCCCTTCTTATTTTTGTGCCTATGAGGATTTGCATCGTCTATAACGCACACCCAACGGGTTGCAGTTTCTACCGCCTCGAAATGCCGAACGCTTACTTGGGCGACAACTACCCGGAGTTTGATTACGTCTGCGTTGAGAACATTACCACGATTAGCGATGAAGGACTGAAATCCATTGACCTATTCCTGTTCAGTCGCTTGTGGTGTCAAGGAACCATGGAGCAGGTTGAGAATGTGTACAAGGCCCTGACCCAATTCGGAGCGAAAGTCATCCTTGACTTGGACGATTACTGGGTGCTTGAATCGGGCCACATTATGTACAGGCAATACCACGAAACCAAACTCGCTGACGTTATCCGTAAGCATATCAAATTGGCCGATTGGGTAACTTGTACCACCGAACACCTTGCTGCTCGCATACGGCCTCTAAATGCGAATGTAAGCATTCTACAAAACGAACCCTACGAAGCCTATCAGCAATTCATCCCGAACCCTGATGAAGAACCCGACAAGCACCTCGTCAAGTTCGGTTGGTTCGGAGGTGCGCAGCACGGGGAGGACATGGAACTCCTTCGGGAAGGAATGCAGCAGTTGAGGTGGGATGCAAACCTTGATGGCAAGTACCGGCTCTACCTCGGAGGATGGAACGACAACAACCCCGTTTACGAGGGTTACGAGAAAATAATCAGCGACCAAGGCAATAACCCGAACTACGGGAGGATTCAGGCTGCTGACATCTATTCCTACGTGGGAGGCTACAACTTCGTAAACGCTACCCTTGCGCCCTTGAGGGACACCAAGTTCAACAAACTCAAGTCCGAGTTGAAGGTGGTCGAGGCAGGGTGGATGAACAAGGCCATCATCGCAAGCGAAACCATCCCTTACACGGACGTAATCCGGCACGGGGAGAACGGGTTCTTGGTCCCTTACAACAAGCCCAAGGACTGGTATAAGTACATCAAGCAACTAATCCTTGACCCCGACCTGCGTAAAGGCTTGGCTGACAACCTTACGGCCGACATCAAGAAGCAGTTTAATGTGGCTGAAACTGCGAAGAAACGGGCCGAACTATACAGGCAAGTCGGGCGTAAATTGTGAAATAAGGGCGGTCGGTACATTTAGGGGTAGATGCTTTATCTCAACCCGAATACCACCAACACCCTAACGGTTACTTGGACCGAGCGTTCCAGCACGGGGGACCGCTACATCTTGCGCCTCACGAGCATCGCCAAGAACACAAGCACGGACTACACCCTGCTGAAATCAGCCAACCTATCTTCTTACACCAACCGCTATGACCAATTTTCGCTTGCCTTGGGGTCGCTTGAAACGGGTTCCTATAAATATGAAGTTTACGATACCAATAGCACGGTTACCGCTGCTTTGGCGGTCGTTGAAACGGGCTTGGCTTTTGTACAAACCGCAACGATAGGCTTCAACACCTACGCCAATACCATCAACTACACAATTTACGGGGCATCCGATGAGGGTGTCTTTGATTCCACCTTTGATTCAACCTTTGCCTAATGAGCGTACAAACAAGAATCCAACTACAAGATAGTGCTGCAACAATAACCAACGAAACCGCTGCTGGAGCCAATACTGCTGCACGGGTGGGAGGTCTGTTCGATGACCTTGCCGATACTGCGACGCTGAATCGGGAACGGGGCTTTGGGTCCTTGAGCGTTTCAGGCGACACCAACTTCACCCCAACAAGCAATTCTGCGGTCAAGTTGACCATTGCAATGGACGAGGGTATTTTGTCAACCTACAACTTTACGCTGAACAAAACGACCTCGGTTATTACCTACACGGGCATCGCTGGTGCTGCGTTGAAGGTGTCTGCAAACCTGACCTTTTCGGCAAGCAACCAAAGGGAATTTGAATGGTACATCGCCAAGAATGGCAACACGATTGCATCCAGCAAGGCAGGGATTACGATGTCCCACGACAACGGCCATGCGGTCTATTTTGAAGCCTACCTCACCGCTGCGGTCAACGATGAGTTCAGCGTGTTCGTTAAGTCCATCGATTCCGACCAAGCCATCACGATTCAGTCCCTCAACTTTACTGCAGTAACGCTATGAGTACCAAATCTACTCAACACTTTACCCAATGGTTGGGGATAGAGCATAAGGTTCCCGTGATGCTGGAGAACCGCTCCGGCAAGTACATCACTTACGGCTTTGCTAACGAATACCCCTACTACCTCCTTGACAACTATCGCAGGTCCTCGAAGCACAACGCCATCGTCAACGGGAAGGTAAACTACATCATGGGCGGAGGATGGCAGGCAGGGGATAACCTGACCGTAGAGCAGCAGGCTCGGTTCATCAAGTTTTTTGATGGAATGTCAAGCACGGAGGACCTTAACGACATCACGGAGAAATTGGTCCTTGACTTGGAAATCTTCAACGGCTTTGCGGTTGCGGTTACTTGGTCCAAACTTGGGACGATTGCGAAGATGGAGCATATTCCATTCGAAAAGATTCGGGTTGACAAAGAGGAAAAGATGTTTCAGGTCGCCGACTGGTACAACGATGACATGATGCAGTTGTTCCCGAAAATTGGGGACATCGAGAAAATACCGGCATTTGACACCGAGAACCGCATCGGAAAGCAGTTGTTCTACTATCGTGTGTACGCTGCAGGCGTGAAGCACTACCCGTTGCCGGAATACATCGGAGGCAACGCTTGGATTGAGGCAGACGTACAGGTGGCGAACTTCCACAACAACAACCTCCGCAATAATTTTTGGGGGGGATATTTAATCAACTTCAACAACGGTATTCCGACCCCTGAAGAACAGGGCGACATCGAGAGGCAGATTAAACGCAAGTTTTCAGGAACCGACAACGCTGGAAGGTTCGTTGTAACCTTCAACGATGATGCAGCCAAGGCCCCTACGCTGGAACCGCTCACACCGAGCGACATGGACAAGCAGTTCGAGATACTCAACAAGGCCATCCAGCAAGAGATATTCATCGCACATCGTGTAACGAATCCAGCGTTATTCGGTGTCAAAACGGAGGGCCAACTCGGAGGAAGAACTGAATTGGTCGAGGCTTACGAGTTGTTTAAGGCAACGTATGTGAACGACCGGGTCCGCAAGGTGGAGCGGATGATTAACTACCTCGGCTCCTTCAATGGCGTGGAAGGGATGGAATTGATACCCGTTGAACCCATCACCGAGCGACTAAGCGAACAGGCGTTATTGCAGATAATGACCCAAGACGAACTGCGTGAAAAAGCAGGTCTGCAACCGCTTGAGAAACCTGCCGATGTGGTTGGACCGAATGCACAACCTGACGAGCAACCGCAAGCCGTAGAGCAACTTGCAAGCAACGACAACATCAAGAAGTTATCGGGCAGGGAGTACCAAAACCTGATGCGTATCGTGCGCCAGTATATGCAAGAGAAAATAACTCTTGAAATGGCCCGGACGATGCTCTCGGCTGGATTCGGTTTGTCTGCCCAAGAGATTGACACGATGCTCGGAGTGCAGTCCCAAGAGTTCAGCGAGCCGACTTGGGGCGAGGAAGATGACGAGGACTACGGCTGGGGCGATGAGGAGTTCAAGGTCTTGGAGGTCGTTGCAAGCAAGTTTGGAAGCCATGCAGATGACTACCACGTCATGCACTCCAAGCCGATGCGCTTTGATGCAAACATTGACGAGAATATACGCTTGGCCTTTGCCGAGTTAGGCGAGGAAGAAAAGGAACTGGACAAGAAGATTGAGGCTTACCGCAAGAAGAACCGGGACGCATCGGTGGAAGAAATGGCGAAGGAGTTCGGGGTCAGCAAGGCGAAGGTCGCCAAGCGTATCGCTTACTTGATAACCAAAGACCGCTACCCCATCAGCAGAGCGGTGGACCAAATTGCGGAGCAGAATCTTCCCAAAGGCGTGAAGGAAGTTGCCGAGCCTGTACTGGAAGTGAGATACAAGTACGCATGGGCCACAGGATTCAGCAACAAGGACAAGAAGTCGAGCCGTGAGTTCTGCAAGGTGATGTTGGACTTGGCCGACCAAGGGAAGGTTTACACAAGGGACGACATCGATGGGATTTCTGCCATCATGGGCTACTCCGTTTGGAATCGCAGGGGCGGTTGGTATCACACGCCGAGCGGAGTGAACAGGCCCCAATGTCGCCATGTATGGGAGCAGCAACTCGTTATCCGCAAAGGCAATAAAATCACGAAGGCATGAAGGCACTATTCATAAGCGAAGAAACGCTCTTGGACAATTCGATAATCAACGAGAACGTCAGTTACACCCAAATCCGACCAACGGTTGTGAAGGTACAAGAGATGCGCATTCAGCCCATCGTTGGCTCTGCGTTGTATGGGGAATTGGTTACGCAGGTCGTCAGCGGTTCAACCTCTGCACTCAACCAAACGCTGCTGGAGGACTACATTCAGCCGGCCATGATTCAATGGCTCTACTACGAACTCCCGATGGTGCTTGCATTCAAGTACATGAACAAGGGGATGGTTCGCAGGACAAGCGAGGAATCCTCCCAAATGAGCATGGAAGAAATCACACGGCTGACCGACAAGGTCAAGAACGATGCCGAGTGGTATTCTGAGCGGATAACCCGCTACCTCATGGAAAACCGCAACTCCTACCCCTTGTGGAACTCGCCTCCTTCTGCTTTGGACACGATTTACCCGAACGCTACCAACTACCGCACCGGGATGGTCTTGGACCGCAACAGGAGGATGGGAATCAGCAACCTTGATTACCCTTACCCCTACGGACCTTTTGCTGGTTGTAACGACTGCTGAAATGGGAGCGCATAAAAAGAACATACTGAAACTGCAGAATTATGTCATGGATAAAAATCAAGCAGGCTCTGCTGGACCTTGCAAATGCTCATCCACAGGTCAACTCGTTCGGAACGGGGGACCCGCTTGCAATCGGCACGGACAACACGATAAATCTTCGAACTCCAAGCCGTGAGCGAATCGTCTATCCGCTCGTTTTTGCGGACGTTCAGTCTGCAACTACTGACGCTGGCACTTTGGACTTGGTGGTTG